GCCGAGGTTGAAATAGTTGCTGATCGGGCCGCTCAAGTCCTCGACGTTTCCCGCCCGGTCCATCACGTAGATGCCACGTTCGTCCATCGCGAAGAGGCGGTTGTCGAACAGGTCGAAGCACTGCTGCGACAGCACGCCGCGGTGGGCGACGAGCTGGATCGTGGCGTCCACCGTCGGGTCGGTGTTGAATGAGATCGCGTAGCAGTGGGACGACTGCATTGCGAGCAGGTAGGTCGAGAACGGCACGAGCGCCGTGAGCGAGTCGGTCGACTTCTGGTTGTTCTGGGTCGGCAGTTCGTTGACGGCCGGACAGCTCTCGAACTCGTCGTACTCGCTGTAGAAGATGCTGTTGACGTCGGACCCGCTCGTACTCACGGCGTACCACATCCGATCGCCGTAGGCGGCGCACACGGCCATGTCGCTCCGCGGGACGCCGAAGCGGTAGGCGTTGACGTTTCCATTGGGAAGCACCACGGGGACGGCCGCGTAGAACGGCCGGTCCGGGTCGAAGAGCTGCTCGTCGGTGAGCGTGTCGGTGCCTTGGATGGTGACGCTGCCCCCCTGCACGCGGCCCCACATCTCAAGCCTGTAGAAGACGAGCGACTGGTCGCTGCTCGTGCGATAGAACTCGACGATCGTCGCGCGGGCGGGTGCCGTGACACCGGCGATCGACCACTGCATCGCCGTGGGGTTGGGGCTGGCGGTAAAGAGCGTTGTGTCGACGTCAGTGATCGGAGAGAAGTCGGAATAGTAGATGGGCCGCGTCATGTCGCGGACCGTGGCTGCGGCGCTTGTCAGCGTTGCGGTGGCAGCGGCCGAGAGCGTCACCTGCGTCCCTGAGATCGAAAGAATCCTGGTCATGAAGGGTAGGGCTGTCGAGTCGACCACGAGCCCCGGTGCGAGCCCGGAGGTATTCGCGACGGTGATCGTCTGCGACCCGGAGGTCGTGGTGATCGTGCGGTAGGCGACGTCGGTTTCGGACCAGTCGGCGAACCTGTACGCGCAGCGGTAAGTCCCCCGCATGGCCGACCGTAGGACAGGCAAAAGGACGGCGGTCTGCGACGAGGCGGTGATCGTCGGAGAGCCGGTGAATCCCGCGCCGGGATCGAGAATGTTCACCTGCGTAATCGCCCCACCGGATACGGTCGCACCGAGTTTGAGTCCGTAGCCGCCGCCGCCGCTTGTGACCAGTTCCGGCACGCCGTAGTACGCCGTTCCGCCACTGGAGATCGTGACCGCCGTGACCTTGTCGGTCGTCGACGCGGGCGTGATCTGAATGGCCTTGAACGTGTAGAGCTGCCCGTCGGAGAAGACGGCAGTGCTCGGCGGATCGGTCACGTTGGATCGCTGCCTGAGCCTTACGCTTGCGGTATCGCCCGCCTTGAAGCCGCTGCCCGGCACGAGAACCGACGGTTCTCCGTAGACCAGTCCGGGCGGACCCTGCTGCCCCGGGGTCGTCGCAGCGGCGCGGAAGTACAGCCGCAGCCGGTAGTCGGTGAACGCCTTCTGGCCGCGAAGCGTGTTGTAGGTGGAGTTGTACTCGTCTGAGTACGCGGGAGACACCGGAGAGAAATCGAAGTTGCTCCACGCAAGCGAGTACTCCGCGGCGTTGGATTGGTACTGCCTGTAAGGGTTTCCCGAGCCGTCGCCGTTGAAGTTGAGGTACTGGTTCTCAGCCTGTGCAAACAGATACAGAAGCGCGGCGTTGACTTGATCAAACTGCAGCGCGAAGAAGGTGTTCTGCTCCATGCCCGCTCCCGCGCGGATGATCTCGACCGTGCCGGCGGCCACGCCCGCGGCGGCCGACACGCTCGAGCCCTGGCGAAAGTCCACGATCGGCCGCTGGGCTTGGCCGTTCTCGGCCAGGCCGGCGTTCCACCAGCCGAGCGTGTTGGTGGATGTGAGCTGCGCGGCGCCAGAGGCATTGGCCCGCTGCCAGCCCAGGCAGCAGGCGTTGGCACCGTCGCCCGTCGTGGCCGTGTTGAGCCAAGTATCGGGACAGTACTTCAGGTAGATACGGACGATGGGCGTCTGGTAACCAGAGTAGGTGGCGTAGGCCGTGGTGCCCGTCTTGAACGACGGGACCAGCTCGACGTCGATGAACGGCTGCCCCCCGGAGACCTGCACCGTGGCCGTGGTCCACGTCCACTTCGACGCGTCGTCCGACGCGGTTTCGAGTTGGTCGCGGGCGCCGGAGAAGTACCGCAGCGAGATCCTGCTGTAGTCGTAGGTGTAGAAGTCCGCGTAGAGCGTGAAGGGGTTTTGCGAGACGCCGTTCAACACGCTGCGGTAGCGGGCCTCGTATTCCCGGCGCTTGTGGAACCGGATCAGGAAGTTGGGGGCCAACGCGGCGAAGAAGTCGTGGTTGTTCCGCTGCCACTTGTACTGCTGGTAGTACTTCTGGAACGCGCCTGTGTTGTTGGCCTGGTAGGGGGTGTTGTCGTCGGTGTCCCGCCAGTAGTCGGTGGCCGTATACGGAGAGGAGTTCGTGGGGGTCAGCATCGTGTTGGCAGACGTTCCGAAGAACCCGCCGCTTGGCTTCACCGGCCAGCTCGAGTCCTGCGTGCCGCCCAGCCCGTACGACAACCCGTCGACGAGTGACGTGAACTCGAAGCGGGCGAACGCGCCAGTCCCGGACGACCCGGCTCCGGGGGTGAGCGGCAAGAGGGCCGACCAACGCTGAGCGGTGGTGTCGAAGGTTGCCGTGGCCCCCGCAGTCGAACCGCCAGAGGAGTACGCGATACTCACCGCGCCCCCGGTGAGGCTGTACCCGTGTGAGAGTGACGCGTTCGTCGTGCCGGTGACCACTGCTCCGTTGATGACGAGGGACTGACTGGGCGCCGACGCTGTGGCGGCCTTGTCCATCGTGAACGTGCTTGTCGCGGCCAGGACGCTCGTGACGACGGTTGCGGCTTGCACGCCGGTGCCACGGACGTTCATCCCGACCTTGACCGGTGCGATGTTCGCAACCGCTGTGACCGTGCCGCTTGAGGAAGTGAGGGTGCCGGTGGTGGCCACCGTCGCCTCAAAACCCTGGATGCCCGGATCGACGCCGATCACGCCGTAGGCCAGGAAGCCGACGCCCTTTACTCCCGTCTCGTCGATCGTGAGCGTCGGGGGACTCGTGTAGCCGACACCACCGTCGATCACGTCGACCGCGACGACCGCCCCGCCTTGGATGATCGTCTTGAGCCTCGCGGCCCGCGTGGGAGAACCTCCGGCGATGATGACCGGCGGGGGAGCCCAGTACGAGCCGCCGCCGCCGACCACATCGACCCGCTCGATGAAGTAGCCGTTGCCCGTGGGCGTGACGGTCGGGGCCACGGTCGGGGCGGGCAGACCGATCAGCTGTGCGGGACTCGCGTCCCGGGTGATGACCAGCGGAGAGACGCCGTTGCCGACGAAGCAGTGGATCCTCCCATGCCGGTCCTCGCAGAAAGTCGGACTCGCCGTGGCGGTCGTGGCGACTGAGGCCACCGTGCTGACCGTCCACTGGTTCTCGTTCCCGCCGGGCGTCGGTGAGAGGTATTTGACGACGGTGGTGCCGGCGTCGGGCTTGAAGCAGACGAGTAAGGCGTCGGTAGCACTGCCGTTGCTGACGCGGTAGATGCCGATGATCTGGTCGTAGTCCTTGGCCGAGTAGACGGCCTGCATTCCGAGCCTGGGGGAAAGCTCGCCGGGCCGCTGGATCTGGAGGTTGTTCTGTCGGACCATGGCGCCCGGTGGCAGCGCATAGGGGCTTGCGCTCGTCGCCAGTCCCAGCCATTTCTCAATGCGCATGGTTCACCCTTGATCGGGAAGCTGGGCCGACTTCCAGCCCATCGACCGCGCGGTGGGATACTCGATCATCCGAGGCCGGCCGGAGAGCGGAGACACGACGTCGTTTTCCATCGCCAGCCGCAGGTCGCGGTTGAACAGCTGCACGACTTCGATGGCCGGCCGGCCGGCGAGCCGCGCGTACCACATCTCGCTGGCCGACAGGATCGCCGTGTACATCTGCGGCGAGCACTCAAGCAGATCGGAGATCGCGTACTTGACGCCGGTCGCCGCCGCGGGGAGCGCAGAGTCGATCGTGAGCGAAGTGTCGTTGAGCCGTGAGACGATGCGCCGCTCGTACACGAATGGGTTCAAGGCTCCGATCGGATCGGCGCTGGTGGTGGCGGTGCCAAACCGAATGACCGAGTCGTCGAGAGTCTGCGGCAGGGTCGTGCCCGAGAGCGTCACGGTGGTCGAAGAGACCGTCGCCGTTCCCGCGCGACAGGACGGCTCGTAGCCCATCAGCCGGATGGGATCGGGGATGTAGCGGTAGGTGTAGGACACCACCGTGCCGTCGGTGGGGACGCCGACGAACCGGACCTGGTAGCGATCCGGGCTCACGTCGCTCCGCATGATCGTGTAGTAGTACGGCTCCCCGGCCCCGCGGGTGTTGATCTCAAGCCGCTGCCACTCCTGCGGCGAGACGTAGCAGTGCAGGGTGCCGACCGTCTCTGTGACCAGAGCATCGATGTCTTTCACGTTGGCCGGCAGGTCGTAGAAGGTCTGCACCAAAACCGTGGCAGCGTTGGGCGCGACCAAGGTCGTCGTGGCCGGATAGTCGACCGTGATATTCGTGCCCGAAACGCTCACTGCCCGCACGGTCTTCGCGAAGTAGCCCGGAGTGACCGCAAGGATTCTTCCGGGCACGATGCCGGTGGAATCCGCGACGGCGATGACCTGTGAGCCGGCCGTGATGGCAGTGGCGGTGGTCGCCAGCCGCAGGGTCGTGAACGCGCCGGTCTTCGTGTGCCAGAGCCACTGCCGGGACTGAAACACCTCGCGGACGCCGTGGACAACGGCCTGCCGGACGGCCCGGTGCTCTCCGTCCTGGGCGCCACCTCCGGTGGAGGTCAGCAGGTGGTCAACGACGTCCTGTGCGGTGAACATCACTTCCGCCTCCATTTCGGGGCGTACTTGTCGATGACGATTTCGCGGAGTTCGGCCTTACTCTTGCCCGGGTGACGCTTGCGTTCGACGGCGGACATTTCACGGATCAGCCGCTCGCTCAAGGCTTTTGGCTCTGGTGGCGGCATCGGCACGGCCTCGTGTTCGACGATTCCACGAACCGTGAGGTTTCGCTGCCGGGCCACACGCTTGATGTCGGCGGAGCTGTCGATCCACGCCGCGGGGTCGCAGTGCCCTCGCTTGTCGGCCAGACCCGAGCAGTAGTACTTGCCGCTGATGTTGATGCCGGCCGCCCGCGCCTCGCGGGTGATCCGGCGGGCCTGGTCCGTCGGCATGTCTTCGAGCCACTGTTCGGCGTAGCGGTGCTGCATGACGGCGCGGTCGGTTCCTTTGACACCGGGCGGCTGCTGCAGGCTGCACATCTCCGCCCATCGATGGCCATGGCCTTCCGCAAGCAGCCGCTTGTACATGCGGATGGCTTCCATGCCGGCCCTCTGGATGTCGTGGGGAACGTCTTTCATGGTTGGTCTGGAGGGAGGCCCCCCGCCGCCGAAGCAGCCTGCGGACCTGCGGGAGGGGGGGGCAGGCCGAGCGGCGCTTCGGGCGGGGGGGGCGGCGCGGGGATCAGATACGGAGTCGCATCGATGTCGAGGCTCATCGCCCAGTCCCTCATGAGGGCGTTGAACGGCCCGACCACTCCCCCCGAAGCCAAGGGCGCGAGGATCGGCCCCAGCGTTTGAATGGCGAGCGTCATCTGCTCGACGCGGCTCGCCTTGTTCGGCTTGCGGGCGCTGCCCGCCTCCACCCGAAAAAGAAAATCCCGCGTCAGACTCACGAGGTCGCGCTTGGCGACGTGCTGCTCCCAGGCGATGGCTCCCATCGGTCCGAGCACCGGTGCCACGTCCTTGGGCTCGAGCAGCCAGCGGGCCGCGAGGGCTTCCCGCCGGGCTAGTGTGGACATGGCGTCCTCGAGGTCGTTGGCCATGTTGTCCGGCCGGACCGAGACGTTTTCCTGCTTGATCGTCGCTTCGGCGGCGCTACGGAACTGGTTGCGGGTGTACCCGTAGGCAAGTTCTGTGAGGCCCGTCCGCTGGGCGAACTGATCCGCGACCGCGGTCAGAATGTCCCAGAGGTCTTTGGTGACTTGGGGCAGTTGGAACGTGCTGATCACGTCCTCGACCCGCCGGCCGAGGAGTTCCGCCAGTTCGATGATCTTGAAGCCGCCTTCGCTCGGCGCGAGGAGCTGATCCTTGAACTCCTGGTCGGCGGCCTTCTGGACCGCGATGATCGTCTCGCAGCTCGTAGCGATCCGGCTGGCCAGGAACGACATGCCCCAGTTGAGCATCCGCAGCTCGGCCACCGCAGGCTTGATGTGGGAGATGGGCCAGGCGTACCCGGGCTTGGGATGGAACGCCAACGGCACGAACGGCCAGCCGCCCGGATCCAGGTAGTACGGCACGGGCCAGGCCATGCCAAGCATCACGCTCTGCGGAATGCCCGTCTGCGGATCGGGTTCTTCCTGCATCACCGCAGGCGGCAGGTTGAGCGGATAGTCGACCCCCTCGCAGATGACGAGATAGCAGTACTTGCCGAGGGAGTCGAAGACGCCGCGGCTTTCCTTCGGCGCGTCCTTGAAGCGATCCCCCGCGCCGCACTTGCTCCAGACCTTGTAGTAAGTGACGAGCCGCTGCGTCTGTCCGGACTTCTTCTTGGTGTTTCGCGGTTCGTTGTCGGCCTTGATCTCGGTGTTGCCGTCCAAGTGGCGGGCCAGGTCTTCCTCTGGAATCTGGTATTCGATTGCCACTTCCTCAAGCGGCCGGACGCACCGCCTGGCGCACCAGAGCATGTCGTCCATGTTGTCGAAGTCGGGGTCGATCAACAGGTTGTCGACCGAGTCGTAGAAGCTGCCGACCATGCGAATCGGATCGGAGCCGGAAGCCTCAATCTCGATGAGTTCCGGCCAGAGGACGCCCATGCCCTTCATCAGCCCCTCGTTGACGAACTTCTTGGCCTGCCGCTTGAGGTCGAGTTCGTTGGGCGTGTAGTTCAAGTAGCTTTCGAGCAGCTGCCGGGCGACATCGCGGCTCGTGCGGGCTTGGGCGTCGGCCTGCGCCACGCCCATGAGCTGCGTCTGCTCGGGCGTGAGCATCGCCATGTCGGCCGGCAGGCCGTAGGCGTCGGGCGGCAGGTCGGGCTGCTTGTAGAGCGTGACGGTGCGGACCGGGTTTCGGTGGTAGATGACCGCCCCGAAGATCTCGATCAGTTCGAAGACCTTGTTGACCTGCATCCGGAACGCCGGCGGCGCTATCGAGCTGTTGTAGCCCTTCTCTCCGCGGGCATAGGAGTCCTTCCACATCCAGTTGTGGTCGCCGTCAAAGAACATCGCCGCCTCCTTCGCGTCGTCGGCGAAGGGCTTCTTGTATTTGATGGCGGCCTCGAACTTCTTCGTCCACGTGCGGACGAGCTGCCGAAGCGGACTACTTTCCGGCAGGCTTTGCGTCGGCATGGGCGGCGAGCTTCTGGATGAGGGTGGTGAGCGGCGCGTAGTCCCAGCAGCCGAGATCGGCCCAGCCGGGGTTCTCAAGCAGTGCGGGATCGTCCTTGTGATGGACGCTCGACTTCTGAACGAACCCGCTGGCCGTGAACGCGAGCACGTTGACGGTGCATTCGCCGCGTTCGTCCGTCACCCAGCCCACGCAGGGGTTCGTGAAGTGGTGGATGTCGGTCGAGAACAGGATGAGATCGCCCGGCTGCGGCCGGGGCATTTGGTACTGGGTCATCAGTTGCGTCCTCCTTGGGGGCCGAGATTTACGAAGGAACCTTCGCCGAGCGACTTGCGGCGTTTTTCCGCCCACTTCACCCACCATGGCTCCAGTTCGTAGGTTGCGACCGGCGGCTGGTGATAGGCGGGGCGATACGCGCAGAGATATTCCAAGCACTGGCAGAGATGGACCTCGCCGCGCGTGTTCGGCTTGTCGGTGACGATCGGGACGCCACTGATGTAGTTGACGACCTTGCGATACCGCTTGATCTCCCGCTCGAGGTCGGGGACCGCGCCGCGGAGGATCCGCAGCTGCGGCGTCCCCGCAGGACGGATGTGCAAAGCCGCCCTCGTGCTCTCGCATCGTGCGATCACGTCGTCGCACCCGGCCAAGAACGAACTGCCGGTGATATGCGAGCGGACGCCGCGCTTGACGAGCTGCTCGGTGTACTGCTCAACGGGCAGGCGGCCGGAGCCGATGTCGCGGAGCCGGCCGCCGTGGGCGTCGATCAGAAACGCGTGGAAGTGGTGGGAAAGCGCCTTTTTCGAGAACTGGTCGCCGAACACCAGGGCGTTCGACTGCCGCAGGTAGAGCTGGTCGTAGACGAGCCAGAACTCTTCCGAAGGTGGCACTGCGGCGAAGAGCACGGCGGTAACCGCGTGGCCCGGATCGACCACGGCGTAGCGGCACCAGTTGGCGGGGATGTGGCCGTCGGGCAGCTCCGTGCGGTCGAACCCGTGGATCGACATGTCGAACGACGGATAGACCAATACGCTGTCGACGATGAAATCGCCTTCGGCTCTCATGCGGAGCACGTCGTCACCGCTGGCCGCCCACCGCTCGATGCTTTTTCGTTTCTCCTCTGAGTCGAGATACGGGTTGTCGAGAAACCGCAGGCGGAAGAGGCGGATCGACGACTTCTCTCCGAGCGCAGCCTCGCTCGCTTCGGCGCGTTCCTTCATGCCCAAGAGCGCGTTGTTCGTGGAGTGCGGCATAGCGCTCCACTGAAACTTCCCGCGGCGGTCGATGATGCGGGCCAGGCTCTCGGGAATCCACCGCTCGTCGTTCAAGTCCTCGTCGCAGTGGATAAGGTTGCAGCTGTAGCCCTGCACGGGCTCGCCTTCGCTCGAGAAGAAGTGAATCTCCCAGCCGTTGGTGAGCGTGATCTTCTGGCAGTAGCCGGCGCTCTTGAGCAGCCAGGAGACTTTCTTGACGAGCCGCTGCGGGATCAGCGGCGGGGCGGGGCGGGCGTCGGCGCGACGGTCGGCATCGATCATTGGATCGAACGCCCGCCACTCGCTCGTGGCGGCGTCCTTGATGATCTTGAACGCCCCCGGCTTCATCAGCATCGGAAAGCACACCAGTCCCAGGTGCTTCCAGTCTTTGCCGATGATGACGAGCACCCCGTCTTTCTTCGGGTACTTGTCGAAGGGATCCTGGCCCGTCACGGCCCGCGCGTCCTCGACGAACGTGTAGAGCGACTTTCCCGACCGGTTGCCGCCGATGACGAGCACTTCACTCGCCCGGCATTTGTGGATCTCCTCCTGGTTCGGATTCGGCCGGTAGAGCTTGAGCGCCTCCACCTTCCGCTCCCGCAGCTCGTTCTGCAGGTTCTTGAGTTCCTGCCTCTCGAACTGGCTCAGGTGCGGGATGTTCGGGATCTTGGGCGGCGAGAGCCGCGGGTGCCCGTTTCGTCTTTTTGCCACCCTCCACCTCCCCCTGCACGATCTTCACGGCCTGCTTGAAGCGAACCTGCAACTCCTGCTCAAGCTCGTCCTCCGACCAGAGTGAGAGCGGTCGCTTAACCCCGCCTTGGTCGACGTTCTTCGACACGAGCCGAACGATGGTCTCGAGCAGTCTCGTGCGGGTCGTGCTCCCGGGCCGCGAGTCGTAGTACTGCTTGACGAGCATGGCCGCGAAGCCGCTCGTTCCGCCGAAGTATTCGACGACGCGTTCGAGGACTTCTGCGCTGTGGGGGATGTTGGATCCGCCGGCTTTGACCTGGGAAAGCCAAAGCGCAAGGCCGTCAGCTTCAACCTTCGCCAGAGCCTCCTTGCGGCGGGCTTTGGCCCGCCGTCGCTCCTCGCTCTTTCGGGCCTTTCCACAGCTGCGGCAGATGGGAACCAGCGTCCCGTCGCGAACCCGGAAATGCTCGCTCGTAGGCGGGTAAGAAACGCCGCAGCGCTTGCACAGGCGGCGCTCACCCACTTCCACAGGGCCACCGCCTGCCGTACCGACCGGCAGGTCGCCAGGAGGTTGTGCAGCGGTCGTTTCATCAGATGGCGTTGTCGAACA